CGCCGACTTACAACTCTGCGTCCATGTTGATCGGCAACCGTGTGTTCGCATCTTGGGGTGCTGGCATCTACATTCGCGCTGTCATCGGTGTTCAAGTCATCGGGAACTATTTGGAGCGATGCGGTGCTGGCGGCGCAGACGGAAACGCTTCTTCTGGCGCAATTGTCATCCGAGTCAATCCATTCACGGTTTCAGGGTTTGTTACATCGCCAGTGACAAACGACCACGCCATTATTGTGCAAGGCAATCGGATTGTGGACTACGGACGCAATGACATTGCTTGCGATGCGGCTGTACTGATTGAAAACGACAATGTGCTTTTTGAGGGCAATGAAGTTAACAGGTCTGAAGAAGAATTTACGTCAAAGCGAGGCGTTGGCATTAACGTTGGCAACGGTAAAAAACTTAGAAACTGTACAATTCTGAACAATAAGATTTCAGGCTATTGGACAATTGGTATAGCAATTTCCGACATACTCAAAAACGCTTCTTTTTCGGATTATGTGACTGTTTCTGGAAATGATATAAGTGGCAACTACACCACGGGAATTGACATTGAATGGCTGAGTTTCAATGCCGACATTTCAAATAATTTCATTTCTGGTGTTTTTTCAACAAATGCTATTAGGTTGAAAAACACACCATTTTCCAAAATTACAAACAACACTGTAAACGGAGGTGTTGCGGGTATCACTGTTGCCTCTGGAAACTTGTCTAGCGACACTGCTCGTTTAATGTCAGCCGGAACAATTACTGCAACAAACAGACGCGGCGGGTCTTTGATCGTAAACGAAAACAGCATTTTTGATGCAACAACTCCATTCCTCGCTACTGAAACATCAGGCAGTGATGCTTTGTTTTACGGCAGGTGCCTGGAATTTGAAAACAATTACACCGACAACTCCTTGGTTTACACAGAATTTTCAGGTGGAACGCCGGGAACAAACGTGGCAAAAATCTGGACAAAGCACGACATTGCTTTGAACAGCGCGGTGGCATCTGGTCAAACGCCCGGCAAAGTTTGTTTAACCTCTGGTCAATACGGCTCTGCTGCCACAACAACGGGTGACACCACCAACGCCAGCCCAATCATCACAAACGTGAGTTCTTTGGACGGTTACGGTCCAGGCATCTTCATTACAGCAACTGGGTTCAGCGGCGTGGTTCGTATTCTCAGCATTGACACTACGGCGTCCACCATTACAGTCAGTGCCAACGCAGCCAGCAGCAACGTGGGAGTGACGCTGACACCAGCAACACCAACTTTTGCAGCAATGGCGAACTTGGTTTAATAAACTCAGACATTCGAGGACACATCATGCTTAAGTCAGTCTCATTTTTACCAGGGTCTTCGTCGGCCTTCATCCTCAACCCTGATGGAATCATCACCGAGGCAGGCACGACCCGCACATTGTCGGCATCTGACAATGGAAAGGTGATCTACTGCACCAGCGGGTCAGCAACCACCATAACTTGCGCTGCTGGCCTCGGTGCTGCATTCTCTTGCACCATCATCCAAGGTGGCGCAGGCAAGGTCACGGTGGCCGCAGGCGGTCAGACGCTGGTGTCCTACTCCAGCTTGTTTAGCACCATGGGACAATATGCCGTCATCTCGCTGTTTGCTCCAGTTGCCAACACATTCATCGCAGCCGGTAACCTCGGCGTTTAACCAAAGGAGACATCATGTCCACCAACTCGCAAATTGCCTTCACCCCACTTGGCAAGACCATCGTCGTGGCTGCTGCCGGTACAGCGCCCACCGGCATTCAGGCTCCAGTCTCTGAGAAGTTCAACCCCCAGAACGCAGGCCAGTACCGTTTTGTGAACGCAGGCACGAACACCGTGTTTCTGGGCACTGGCCCAACAGCTGCACTGGCCCAGGCAGCTGCCGTTGCTCCAGTGGCTGGAACTCCATCGGACGCCATCGTGCTGGTCCCTGGCGCCATCGAGATCCTGCGCTTCAACAAAGACACTTTTTTCAGCGGTCTTGCAGCAGCAGCCACCACCGTCTATGTCACGCCAGGCCAAGGCATTTAATCTGTTGCAAACAGAAACGAAATGCTTAAAATCAGGTGACCTAAATCATGGATGCAGTTATGGCCAATGAGATCGACCCAGTGAAATATGGAGTGCTCTGGGAGCGCGTGCAGAACTACGAGCGCCGGTTCGATGAGATGTCCAACAAAATGGACAAGATGGAAGCGAACGTCGAGAAACTGGTGGCCATGGCCAACCAAGGGCGCGGTGGATTTTGGGCTGGTATGGCCTTCGTGTCGTTCATCTCCAGCGGTGTGGGGTTCGCCCTAAGCTGGTTTAAGAGTCACTGATGTACAAGCTCGGCACACGTTCTAAACACCGGCTCAAAGGCCTGCATCCTGACCTGGTGAAAGTCGTCGAGCGTGCCATCGAGATCAGCACAGTGGACTTCACCGTGCTTGAAGGCCTACGCACGCCAGAGCGCCAGAAAACGCTTATGGAGGCAGGAGCAAGCCAGACCCTCAACTCACGCCACATCACAGGCCATGCCGTGGATCTGGGCGCTTGGGTTGAGGATGAGGTGCGCTGGGACTGGCCTCTGTACCATAAGCTGGCAGCAGCCATGAAGGAAGCAGCCAAGCAGATGGATGTGCCAATTGAGTGGGGTGGTGACTGGAAGATGAAGGACGGACCACACTGGCAGCTACCTTGGAAAGACTATCCCTGAAGATGCTTCCAAGTCTTACCAAGTACCAGGCCTCGAATATTGGCTGATGTCACACCAAACTCACGCGCAAGCGAAGAATGAAGACCGTACTTTTTTGTTGCGGTATGCCATCGATGCAAAATTTCAATGACCTGTTGCTCGGTTAATTTTGCAGTATTGACCTTTTCGCCTTTTGTGTGGCGACCTTTGGCCATCGCATCATGATGGTTTTGTTTTGGCGTTCCTAGAAACAAATGGTCAGGGTTGCAGCACAAAGGTCTATCGCAAGTGTGGCAAACCAAATAGCCTTTTGGAATAGGTTGCCCGGTAACCAATGTAATGATCAATCGATGCACACGCCATGGTTTGTGATCAACGTACACACGACCGTAGCCATCTGACATGACATTACCTTGCCAAATCATGCAATCTCCACTACGCTTCGTGTTGTTTAGCAACTCGCCAATTTTCATTTTGCACTTTCAAAAAATTGATTGTGGTTCACTTTAAACTAAAGAATAATTGGAGTCAATATGTGGCAAGCACTCATTCCAGTGATCGGCACCGTCCTTGAGAAGGTGCTACCCGACCCACAGGCCAGCGCAGAAGCCAAGATCAAGCTCATGGAGCTGGCCCAGAAAGGCGAGCTGGCCGTCCTGGACGCAGAGACCAAAATGGCCCTTGGCCAGATTGAGGTCAACAAGGTCGAGGCTGGCACCGACATGTTCCGTGGCGGCTGGCGTCCAGCGACCGGCTGGGCGTGCGTTTTTGGCCTGGTGTACCAGTTTCTCCTGCAGCCTGTTTTGCCGTGGCTGGTGGCCGTTTTTGGTGGCTCCGTGCCGCCTTTGCCACCGATCGACAACGAGACACTGATGGTCTTGCTGACCGGCATGTTGGGCTTGGGCGGCTTGCGCACCTTTGAGCGCATCAAGGGCAAAGCCTAACCCAGATAAGCAGCGCAGGCCACCAAAAAGGCAAGCCAGAGCATCCCCAGGATGCCCATGACAAACCACCATGCCACACGCCTAAGCATGTACCGCCACACAGACTGCGGCAAAAGCTCAGGCCCGTGCAGTTTCTTGCCGATCTTGGCCACACGCAAAGGGCAGTCCCGGCCCTGGTTGCAGTTTCCGTATTCGTCGCAGCAGTTCACGACGACTCCTTGAGCTTGGCCCATGCCACTTGGGCACATCGGGCGCACTGGTAGTGGTATTGCGTGCGATGTGGCGATGGGGTCAACAGCCAGCGGTGTTTGCATTGGGTCATGCCAACTCCTTCAACTGCGCCGCCAGCTTCTCGCACTCGGCCACGCAAAACTCCAGCGTTTTGACCGTGCCACCTTCATCAAACCTTGGCCACTGTTCATGGATCTTTCGAAACTCATCGCTCATCAAAGCAGGGTCTTTTGCGTCATACAGATGCGCGCAGTCAAAGCCAAATTTTTGGCCCCGGCCAAAAGTCAAACCTCCATGCACATCGACATCCAGCTCGTTGTAATCTTTGCCTGCACAGGGGTGTTCATCTGGAACCGTGACGTAGCCGCAGCGGTGTCCCATAAAAGTGGCTAGCACCTCAGCCTGATATCCGGCTTTTGTGATCCATTGCTTTTCAATTTTTGATTCTTCTCTCATGACTGCTCCTCAGTGGCTTTGTGCAGGTAGGAAGTCAGGCGTTTGATCTGCGCCTCGCGGAACTTGACCATTGAGTCGGCGTACTCACGCGCTGTCTGGGCTTCCAGCAGCTTGCGTTTGCAATCGTCCAGCTCTCGGTATGCCAAGGCCTCGGGGCTCGGCGTGGTGTAGGCGTTCTTCACCCAGGTGCACAGCTCTCGAATCATGTTAGCTCCCTCTCGGCCAGCTCGTCGGCCATCTTTGCCCAATACGCCTGGCTGATACTCATCACCAGGATGCCCACTTGATCGAACTTGCGCTCAGACAGCACCTTGCCCAAAACGATCTTTTCATTCGCGCTCGACTCGTCCAGCGCCTCGCAGATGTTCACCCCATCAAACGGGTCGCACGCCTCGCCATGCGTCAGCAGTTCAGCAGCTCGCGCCTCGATTGCAAAGGCCAGGCTCTCGGCTCGATCCTCATCATCCTGGCGGCTGTTCATCATCATGGTGTTCATGCAGCTCATTTTGTTTCTCCGGTTGATTTTGCGATTGCAGCGTCTGCTATGTCACACGCTGTATATGCTCCGAAGTCGAAGCAAATCTCGCGCAATCGTTCGAGCGTATCCAACAAGTTGCGCACCTCAAGGCGCAACCCGTAGATCACCGTGTGTTGCTCTTGCGCCAGTTGATACAAGCGGCGCAGTTCGTCGGCGGCTTCATTGCAGTGCATCGGTCTATCACCATCAAGCAGGCCAGCCAGCCAAATGGCTTTTGGTTGTTCGCTCATGACGACCACCATGCCACCAGCAATGCGGCCATGCCGACACCAATTGCGAAAGCCAAGGCATAGCCAGCCACGCGCTCCCAAAGCGGCTCTGCGCGGCCATAACCCTGCACCCAGGTGCAGTCCGCAAAGTTACGCGGTGTTGTGTAATTCTTCATGTCGTTCTCCTAAAAGGTGGGGCCAGTGGCCCCGGTTGGTTTTATTGGTTTTCAAACCAGTCATTGTGGAAGTGTTGAAACGCATCGTAAGCATCATTCCAAGTTTGGAAGCCGCCTTGAAACTCATCTGCCACCAAATGCTGGAAAGCAAACAAATTGCCAGTGGCGTAGATTTCGCCCAGAGGCTTGCCAGTGATGGAGCGGATGGTGTCAGTCTTTTTCATATCGTTCTCCTTAATGTGGAGCCGAAGCTCCGGTTGTGATTAAGCTGCGGCCTTGCGTGCGTCCATGCGCGTGTTGACTTCAAACTGTTTGCTTGCAACGCACTTGATGCAGCGGTATGCAGGCGCTTCCATCTTGAAGTTTTCCCAATCCGTACTCATCGGGGTGCGCAGAATGTTGCGGCCACAAGCGGTGCGGCTTGTGAAGCCAGTGCCTGATTTGTCTAAGTGCATTTGGTGTGCCATGTCAGCTCCTTGCTGGTTTGGTTGTTGCGATGCCACATCTTACCACAATATCTCACAGTCCCATCAACATGGGACAAACCCTTAGATCGCAGTGATCTCCACATCATGCGGCTTGCGCTTCCCATCCAGCAGCTCATGCAGGCGTTTCTCGGTCAGGCGGTGGCAGCGAATCATGGCCCTTGCAGGCAGCACATCCAGCAGCGCGGCGTAATCCTCCAGCACAGCACGCACGGCCTGGATACCTGCACCATCCAGCCGGATCGCAGCCCCAGCCAAATTGCGGCGGCCAGCCATGGCCAGCGCGGTGATCGCATCCATCAGCAGGCCAGACGAGTCCTCGCACACTTGCATGGTCTCGATCAAGGTCTCCATCAGATTGACCGCATCCGACACCACCCGCCAGTCGTCGGTTGTGGGGTGTTCGCCTTGCTCCATCGCGGCCAAGCCTTCGTACATGCGCGTCAGCTGGTGGCGGCGGTACTCCAATGGCAGCGGCTCGGTGGGGCTGGCCATCATCTCGTCGAGAATCGTGTAGTGCTTCGGCCTTTGGGCCGGGCGTTTCTTCCCGGCCTTCCTCACACGAACCCCCGAATGTCTGGCGCTTTCCAGCCCTCTGGCTTGCCGATCTTCCCGCCTTCGAGAATCACCGGCTTGCCATCGACCAACTTGGCGTCATTGGAGTCCAGCACAGCACGATCTGCCCCAGGCTTGTTCATGCCGGCCAGGTAAGCCACGCCATTGCCGGTCACCTCGGTATCGCACAGCGCATCCAGGGCATCAATCCGCAGGTGTACCGGGATGTAGACGAACTGTTCACGGCGCTTCAACTTGCCAGCGAACCACTCCAGATCGGTGCGCGTGCGCTCCAGCAACTTGCCGTAACCCTCAGAGTCGCTTCGCAGTGCCCCCAAGAACTCGCAGAACTCCTCCAGGTGGCAGCCGATCTGCACAGACAGATTTTCGGTGTCAGGCTCTTTTCCGCAGGCCTTCAACCAGTAAGCGGTGCGGTAGAAGTTGCTGACTTCAGCCTCGGCCATCAGGCGTTCATTGCGTGCCCGTAAAAGCCTGTTCTCCTGCTCGGCCTCGGCCAGTGCAATATCCAGCTCGCGTTCATCGTTCGTCATGCTTTCACCTTCTCAGACTGGCGTGCCAGCTCCAACTTGATGCAATGCAGGATCTGCGCGGCCAGCGTGCGGGTGTTCTCCTCGGCCATCTTTCGCAGCTCGATCTCCACATCAGCAGGCAGACGCAACGTCATGTAGCGGTCTTTGATCTTCTCGGTGGACATCAATCAGTCCCCCCGGCATTGGAGATCGCCTCCTCGAACATATCCATGGTCGCGCCAGCCCCAGCCATCTCGATGGCCGTACCGCCAGTGAGCAGGCTCACCAGATCATCCTGGCCAGCCACCTCGATGTCGAAACGGGTCTGGGCGGCGTACTTGATGGCTTGGGCCTGGTTGCTTGCGCGAATCAGGCGGTGCTTGTTGGTCTCCACATCGGTGACCAGGTAAATGCGTGTGCTCATGTTTTTTCCTTAAAAATCATTTGTATGAAGTAAAAAATTCTGCAAGTTCTTGCGGTTCAATTTTGTAATCAAGCCATTTGCTGTTCCCTTCTCGGGATACTGATACCGTTTGCAGGCCAACAAAAAACTCTTTTGGCACAAGCAATACGTGTTCAATACTGCTTTCTTCATCTAGGCAAAAGCAAACAATAAAATCGGCAATCAAGGCTTGACGTTTGAAAGAAAAAGACCAAGATAGCGCCTTAAACCGTTTGTTTAGCTGCCTCGGCTTTCCAGCTTTAACATCAACTTTTAAACCGTTCACATCAAAATCAACCTTGCTTTGAAACTGATCTTGATTGTGGTCTTTTGCAAATGGGACCAAGTTTTTGAACATTTGCTCACCAAGCGCACCAAGCCTATCTCTGTCAGTGCCATATCTCAACTTGTCTCCAGTTACGTTAACGCCTTGCGCTTTTAGCTTGGCATATAAAATTTGCCACTTTATGCCTAGCTCGTTTGCGGCGATTTTCAAATTCTTGTGCTTACTGTAAGCATTTGATTCAATACTCATAGGTTCTCCTTTTGAATGAGTGCTATGAGTATATCATCAAACTATTAAATCATCAAAACGGAATGTCGCAATCTCCCATGTCATCAAACCCAGAACCTTGTGGTGCTGGAGCTTGCCGCGGTGCTAGTGCCTGCCGTTGTGCTGGTGCAGCCCGTTGGCCATCGCCAGAACCTTCAGACACAAACTCAAAGTCGGCCAGGCGTGCGACCATCTTGGCGTTCGTTGTTCCGTCGTTTTTTGTGTAGGTCTGGATGTGTACATCTTCCAGGTACGCCACGATCTGCTTGCCTTTTGTCAGGTAAGGCGCCATCGGCTCGGCACGTTGACCCCATATCGAGGCATCAACCCACTGCGTCGGGCGCTTGCCGTCCTCACCCTTCTTGCCGTAGGTGAATGCCAGGGTGACATTGGCCACCGCTGCCCCTCCTGGTGTAAATCGCACCTCAGCGTCTTTGCCGATGCGTGCCAGTCCTTGTGCTTTCATGCTTGCTCCTTCAGTTTGTAAACCCGAACAACCCGAGCGTGGGCCGATGGGTGGGTTGCTTGACAGTATCCAATTGCCTCAAAGGTGTCACCTTTCAAGACCGCGCCCCATGTGTTGGGGTGGTAATCGGCAGGCAGCTCCACACGCTCCCTGACCTCGTTGATAGTGACTTGGCCAGTGGCCTCGGCCACCTCGACCGCAACCGATCTGGCATAAGCCAGCCAGTCCTCGCGGCCCATGGCAACCCGTGCCAGGCCAGCGTCGCGCAAGTCGCGCCCGTTCATGCCGACCTCGCTTTCAACATGGAGTCGGCCACCTCATATGCGTATTTACCAACCCAACCACCAACCTCATCAATGGCAATACTTGCTTGGTCTGAATTTGTGATGATCGCCTGCATTGCATTGGCAGCAAAGTAGTCGCGCAGGGTCATGCCCGAATGAATATCCATAACATCGCCGTGGCTGTCATAGTCAGTAAATGGAAACGCTGACCCGCCTGTGTTTGTGTTGCTCATGCTGCATCCTTGTAAGACTGAATGAAATCAACCTCGCGCTCAATGTCTTCCAGGAACTTGATTACCTCGGCCTCCAGTTCCTTGATGGCCTTCTCGTCACGCACCACCCGGCGAATGATGAGCTGGGCGTTTTCTGGAAAATCTGGGTTGTAGGACACGAAGTCACACCACTCGCGCTCGGCCACCCAGAGCTGGCCTTGCACCTGCCAGCGGTAAGCCGTCGGGCACTTGCCTGGCTCAAGCCGCAAATACTCCAGATGGGTCTTGGGCATCGGGCACTTGTATTCGGTCATCCCAGGCTTGCCTACCAGTCCATCAGGGCTAACACCGACCTGTAGCGTGTCGTGCATACAGAACCCGATCTCGGTTACAAACTGGCCAGTGTGCGCCTCGTATGCTGATCGTGCGAAAGGCTCACGCTCTGTGCCCTGTTCCATGGCGAAGGTGGTCTTGAACTCTTCACGCACTCCGGTGATGCGCTCCAATGCCAATGCGGTCAAGTAAGTGGCGCGGGTTGCCCCGCCTCCCTTGGCCATGATGTCGCTAAACTTTGAGCCAGAAGGCACACCGACACGTGCCTGCTTCCATTCTTCTGTGCCTTGATCTGCGGTAATGACTCTCATGCTGCCCCCTGCTCATCAGCGCTCTTGGCTGCCTTCTTGAGGGCTGGGCCTTGGGCTTGCCAGAAGGCTGCCTTGTGCGCAGACTTTGGCAAAGCCTGGAACGCTGCGGCCAGTGCCTCGCTACCTTGCAGGGCGGCTTCACGCATTGCTGGCAGAGTGGCAGCCTCGAACTCACCATAACCGTCTGGCACGGTGTTTCTTGCGGCCACTTGGTGGGTTTGTGAATCCGCATCGTTGTCGCCTTCAGTTGGAATGCAGAAGGCTTGAAACATGGCATATTTGTAGGCTGCACTCATGGCTTTGTTTGTAGCCTTGTCCCCAGAGTCCATGGCCTCACCGTACATTTTCACTGTGTGCTTGCTGCCATCGTGTGCGCTCACAAAGTCAAATTCCATATCGACAGTCACGTAAAACAGTGCCTTGCCTTGTCCGCTGACCCGCTCAACGCAATCCCGTAAAAGCGTGCGTGGAAGGATGCTCAGCCCGTGCTTTGCCAGCAATGGGCCAATCGCGTTGTAAACGTCGTCGATGCCTCGAAAGTTATATCCAGTGCCCTGTGAGTTGCGCTGATTTTTTCCGATGCCTACTTGTGCAAGCTCTCCTGCTACAGCAGAGATCAACTGATATACGTTTTGCTTTTCCATCGTGTTTACCTTTCGTGGTTGATTGTGGTGAAATGAATCATACAACACAAAACAAAATTTTATAGCTTTTTCCAAAAATAAATTTTTAGGCGTCTTGCAAGTTCGTGATATAGTCCAGCTCATGACAAAAGACGATCAGTATTACAACCAGGTCTATGCCTTTGCTCACAAGCA